GCCGTCGTTCCAGAACGCCGGCTGCTTGGTCTGGAAGTCACGCACCTGGTTCGCGGTCACGTTCTCGATGATGCCGGTCACCCTCGTGCCCGGCATGCTGTCCTTCGTGAACGCGGACTTGCCGGACTGCGAGTCGATCTGGTTGAGCATCTGCTCCGCGCTCATCTTCGGAGCCATCGGAGCCGGCTGATAGCCGCCATACTGCTGCTGGCTGTAAGCCTGCTGTTGCAGATATCCCTGCTGGGGATAGCCGTACTGTTGCTGTGGTTGTTGACCGAACATTGTGTTTCCTTTCGTTATTCGGTGAACTGGTATTCGGATTCGATTAGGGGGATGAATTGGAGCCATTTGTCGGGCACGTCCGGCCACGGCTTCTCGTCGAACTCGGGAAGCGCGCTCATATCCGGCCACACGCGCCCCTTGCATGAGAAGCACTTGTCGGGGCCCGCCGCTGGCAGTTGCTTTATCCAGCTGTCGCGCACGTCCACGCCGTCGGACTGCTCGATGATGTCCATGAGGTTGACGAGCAGCTGGGCCCGGGCCAACGCCCATTTGCCGGGCTCCGGGTCGAACCTCGTCTCCCAGGGCAACGCATCACCCAGACTGGTCTTGTTGCGGGGCAGGAAATAGATGCAATTACGCTCCACCAGTTCGCCCTCATAGGTGAGTCCCATGCCGTAGAGGCTGGCTTGCACCCGGTATTGCTGGCTGGGTCCGTGCGCTTTGACCTTGGTGACCGTCGTGTTGCCGACGATCTTCCAATCGATGGTGCTGTGGGTCTCCTTGTCCCACAAATCGATACTGCCGGTGACTGGGTAGCCAGCGTGCAATCCGTTCAGATGCCCGACTCTCACGCGTTTCTCGGCCTCGAACCTTTTCGTAGTGTCATTCGGCCATTGACTGTTGGGGTCGATCCACGTGTCCATCGCGTTGAACATCTGCTCGAAGTGGGCGTGCACGCAGGTGCCGATGAACGGCAGCCAGCCCGGCGAACGGCGTTCCGGCCAGCCCGCCAGCTTCGCCGCCAGGCAATGCACGCAATCCGTGCCCAGTTCTGACGGGCCTATCTCACGCTGCAGTTCGCGCGGAGCGTTGGCGATATCCGCTTCGATGAGCTGGCGGATCTCCGGCCACAGTTGCGGCTCCTCCATCGTGCCGATTTTGGTCTTCGGCGTGACGGGCGGCTTGCCCATATCGGGTGCCGTTTGGGTCATGGGCGGCACGTCGACCGGTATCGCGTCACCCTGCTGTTGGGCCTGGGCGACGGCGAGAATGGCATCATTCATGCTCATGGTTCTTCACCTCCTTGAGAAAGTCGTTGATCTGTTTCCTAATGTCCGCCAACGCGGTTCTGCTGAGCCGTGTAATGGCCACCGCCTCGTCCGAGTTGTCGAAGCGCAGCGTGTAGGTGCGGTCGCCGTCCTTCGCGATGGTTACCGGTACGCTGCCGAAAGTCATCGAATGAATGGAATGACCGGTCTTGCCGCCCTGTTCCAATTCATGGGTGGCCTTGCGGATGCGTTTGGCGACCTCGAAGCCCAGATCGGCGATGCGCTCCGAACGGATGACGTACAGGTCGTCGGTTAGCTCGTTGCCGTTCTCGTCGTGCAGGTCGTAGTCGGCGATGGCGCTTTCCACGATCTGGGCGATGCCCAGGCTGGACAGTTCCGCGCTCATGAGACCACCACCGTCGGCTTGCCCGACATCGCGTAATCGGCCACCGCGTCCGACGTCAGCAGCTTCTCCAACTGGCTGAGCGGCCTTGGCTTCAACTGGTAAGCTCCGGGATACTTGGTGGCAGGATAGGCTTTTTCGAACGTGCCGGCGTTGATGCGGCGCGCGCCCGGCTTGACCTGCACTTTCAGATTGCCGGCCTGGTAGGTGCCGGCCGGATGCGAGTCGAGGATACGGGCCTTCAGCTCGTCGACCTCCTCCTGGCGGATGGCGATCTCGGCCTGCAATTCGACGATGCGCGCCGCCTGAGCTTCGAATAGGCCTTGGCGCAACCCCTCGTCGGGATTCTTGGTTTCGACTTCCTTGAAATCGGGGGGCAATACTTCATTCGCAGTCATTTGATTTGCCTTTCACGATGATCTGGGCGTGGGTGGGATACCACGCCGTCTGATGTTTGGTCTGATTCGTATGCCGGTTGCAGCAGGTGACCGCCTCGTCCAGGCCGGTGGGCCTGCCGAGCGGACCGCATGTCCTGCAACGCGGCATATAGAGACGCCGGTCAGGCATGGCACTGGGTCCCATGGAAACGTGGGTTGCGTGGAATGCGACGCCTATGCTTCGGCGGTCGGGCCGCCAGCCTTTCAAGCTCACGCTGCTTGACTTCGGCCTCCACAAGTTCGGCCATCGCCTGACGCGGGTTGCGCAGCAGCCGGTTGATCGCCGCACCGGCCTTCACGACCTCCTGCGCCAGCTCGCTGGTCTTGTTCAGGATTCGCAGCTTGTCGCCGGCAATCGTCTCGTCGCCGAACTTCTTCGACACCTTGCCGATGTAGGTCGCGGCCGCATCCGTGATTTTCGAGGAGACCGGCACGAGGTCGGCGATGTCCGCGGACAGGTCCTCGTCATCGATCAACGTCTCCTGTATCATCTTCGGCTGCTTCATGATTGTCTCCTTTCCTCCGGCTCCCATTCCGGGAGCGGTTTGATACTGATATAGAGGTGCGGCTCGTACTCATGCCCGCAACACGTGTACGGGTCGCCGCTCTTGCGCTTCCGGTAGCGGCCCTTCGACCCGTAGACCCATAGGTCGGGCATCCGTTTGCTGGCGTGGCTTTCGACGACCTGCGCGTCATCCACGTAGGCGACGCCGTTCAGTGAATCGAGCACCAATTTCAGGAGGTTGTCGAGGTCGGGACGGCCGCGATGGCTCATCCAGAATTCGGCCTCCAAGCGCACGGGGCATTGGAACGGTTTCGCCTGCGGGTATTTCAACCGGAATTCCGCGAACAGGCGTTCCTCCGCCCTGACGGTGCGCTTCGGGGTTATCGCGTGCCCGTTGTAGACGCGGGGCCTGCCCTTCGGCACCGGGTCGCCCGGCAAGCAGAGCGTGAACTCACTTTGTTCCATCGCCACCCCACTTCAAAAGAATCGCGAGGAATATGAGCGGCAGGATGATGGCCAGTATGAGCGAGCCGGTTATCATCCACTGCGGAGTGCCCACCGGGCTGGGGACACGGCTGTGCGTGGTCGCGAAACCCGCCAGCCAGCCCTCAAGGAACGTGAGGGCCAATAACACGGCCGACTTCTGGCCGTCCGTGAACCGTGGCTTCGGACGACGCATATGCCGCTTTTTGCGTAACGCTTCGATGCTCATTTCGCGGCCCTCGACTTCTCCATCGCCACGATGCCGGCCAGATCCACCACGTCGGTTTCGACCTGCAACACCTTGCGCATGATCCTCAGATCGCCCTGCATGTAGGCGTCGTAGCCGATCTGATGCGCCACGTCGAACAGATCGCCCAGCATGTCCGCATACCGCTGCCACTTATCCGCCTCGGACTGCGGTTCGGACTGACGGGTCTCCTCGTCCAGTTCCTTCTCCAATTCGACCTCCCCTTCGTTCAGGAGCCGTTCGATAAGCTCCTTCAGCGACATGTCCTCGGGCACCTCCACGCCGAAGGCGTGGATTCCGCTAACCTTGTTGTTTGACATCACTGATTTCCTTTCTGAATCTGATTGGTGATGTTGGGTGTCGGCGCAATACCTTGGACAGTGCAACGCCGACACCGCTTTCCTTTTTTCTCCCGGCATTGAGGCCGGGAGAACCCTTACTTGCCGTAGACCAGCTCCTTGCGGGTGATGGCGCATTTGTTGTTTCGGTAGTCGATGACCTCGCGTGGATCCCACACCAGCCGACGGCCGATACGCTTCGGAGCCGGCGGATACCGGCCGCCCCACTTGTCATGGCATGACCACACGTAGAGACTGCCTTTCGAGACGCCGAGAAAACTCGCCACCTTGGAAATCGGCCAGCCGTCAAGAGACGATTCGATTTGACTACCGGCCATCACGCACCCGCCTCGAAGAGGTACCGGTGCATGACCTGGCATCGAGGACAGAGTAATTTCGGAGTCCCTTCGTTGCGGCTGCTGCGATAAACCGTGTGTTTCGGATCGTCTTTCAGCCAGCAGCCGCACAGGGTGGGAGCCCCGCCGTAAATCAGCATTTCCGGAATCCTGACGTAATGCCACAGCAGATTCCCGTTCCGGTCGTAATGGCGTGCCTTGGGAAGCGCGCGCCTCAGATCCTTGAACAGTTCGACTTCCATGGCATCCGGCATCGTCCGGCGCTGCGTCTTCGGTTTTGTTGCGACGCTCATCACGCCACCCCGGGGAGTCGACCCTGGCTGCGCCCGTAGATGAACCGGTCGATGAACCAGTTCACACCCTTGGCGGTGAACCGCGCGCACTGGCGGTCAAGCTTCCCGTTCGCCTTGCGAGACATGACGGGTTTCAGATAGCCGGGCTTGACGGCCTTGACGGTCGGCGCTTTCGAACGCAGCTCGATATAGCCGGCACCGCGCAGTATCCCGTACACGGTGTCGCAGTTCATCCGCTTGTCGATGGCTTGGAAATGACGTGCGGCCTGTCTTACGCTCATCGTCCCGTCCGCCGAGACGAACGCCTCACCCAACAGGGCGAGAGGCCTCATTTTCTCGTTGCTGGCACGGAGTTCGAGATTCTCCCGGCGGGCTTCGCCGAGCAGGCGGGATTGGATCTGGTTCGCCTTCGCCAGAATCAACGACTCCTCATCCATGCTGTTGGTTTTGAATCGGATGGCGGCACCCTCGTTGAAGTACTTGTCCAATGCGTCGGCGGCTTCGCACTGGTAGGCTTCGATCTTCGAACGTAGTTCGGGCTTGACTTTGCCGGGGTTGATGTTGGCGAGCCACATGGTCATCGTGCGACGGTCAATCATCGCCATCTCACGGTTCTTGCCGTCCGCACCAACCATAGGCATAATGACTACGGTTGCCCACGGCTTCTCTTTCAGTTTGCGAAGTTGCGTCCAGTAGTCCACATCGAGGTTTTCGCACATGCGCCTCAGCGATGCCATCCATGAGCCATCCTTGGCCACGGCTTCGATGGTGTCACCGTGGAACGGGACCTTAATCAGGGAATCGCTCATTTGAGGTCACCGTCCTCCGCATCCACGGTCTCCACCTGTTCGATGCTTTCGACGTTGTTGAACGGGATGATCGTCGTCATGCTCTCGTCTGTCACAGCATCATGGTCGTTGAGCCATGTGGCCTGATAGAACGCGAAGCCGACGCCGGGAAGAACATCCACATCAGCCGCGAACAACTGACGATGCCCCTTGACCCCGGTTTTGATCAGGGTTGCCACGCAGGGGAAGTCGTCGCTCCACCATGAGGGGAGGTCGAAGGTTTCGATTTCCTTGTTGTCGGTTAGAATGGTGTTGTTCATTTGAACCTTCTTTCATTTGATCTCGGCATCCGTAGCGGCGGATGCCTTTTTCATTTCCTTGCTGTCTTCGGTCTCCACCGTGTTTGCAGTCAGCCAATCTTCGATGTCGCTTTGTCGGTACAAAACCGTTCGTGGCGTCGCTTGGATGTAGCGGGGGCCTTTCTTCTGGTAGCGCAGCTGGGCCAGATGATTGGGCTTGAGCCCGTAGTTCTCGAACACCTCCTTGGGGCTGAGAGTCGGACTCACGGTGATCGCTGGCATTATTGGAACCTCCTTTCACGAGTTTTATTTATTAGAACTTGTGGGATTGAATATAGCACAGGTTTTAATAATTGGAATCTGTATGGATTACCGGCGTGTCGTGTTCTAAAATTTAGAACATGAAGATAAATGAGGTTATCGGTGCTTATTTGAAGGCTATAAGGCAGAAGAGGGGTTTCACTCTTGATCGCGTTGCAACGGAAGCGCGAAGCCTCGGTGCGGCATGGACAAGCTCTAAAATCAATGCTCTGGAAAAGGGGATCTCAACGGGTTCGTTGACGAACATGCTGATTCTCGCTAAGACATTAAGTTCTCTTACCGGAGAGGACATTGAATTATCTGATTTGTTCCTAGGCGACGGCGTTATTGAGCTGGATGGAGATGCTTCCATAGCTCGTTCCGAATTACGCAAAGCACTTAACGGCAAGCCTTTCGAGCTGGATTCAACCTGGGTAAGAGTGTCAGAGGATCCCGCAGTGCAGAAAATCGCTGAAACGGTCTCTTCCTCGGTTAGCGATCTCATGCAGAAGCTTTCAGACAAGCTTTTTTTCGAAGCCGGACGACTCGACGGAGCCGCAGTGTTGAACACGGCTCCTACGCTTGCCGAACAAAGGGCGGCCAAGCAGCTTGGATTAACAGCTAAAGGCACGGCCGCCCTGTGCCAGCTTGCCTATAATCAATCGTTGGACGAAGAAGCGGCACAGCGCGCTGGAGAGCATGCGACACCTCAAAAAAGAGGAAGAGAGACTCGCATCATTAGATCAGAACTTGAGTCGTTATTGGATTACATTCTTGAAACAAAAGATTTGCCGATAAGTTGGCAAAGTGATTACGATGATGACTCTCTTCGACGCGCTGACAGCATGTCGATTGTGAACGGAACCTATACTCAGCCGGTCGAGCCTGATAAGTTCACGGTCGTTGCCGATTCCGACTATCTTGATCTTGCCGCGAAGCATGGTGATATCGAGCGTGAGCAGGAAGCATACGAGGAAATGCCATGATCGACGTGGAGACCATCGCCAGTAAATGGGCCAACGTGTACGAGCTGGCGTTGCCGGCAGATCTTGAGGGCGGCTACGATGCGGCCAACAATCGCATACTCATCAGCGACCGGCTCACACCAATCCAACGCCGGTGCGTGCTCGCACATGAGATTAGTCATGCCCGTCATCACGACGTAGGATGCAAATGCGACTCCGCAACCGAGCGGAGAGCCGACATGGAGGCCGCACGCATGCTCGTCAACCAGCTCGAATATCAGTCCGCCGAGATTATCTTCGACGGCGACGAATGTGCCATAGCACGAGAACTCAACGTCATGCCCTGGATAATCCGGGCATACAAAAACTGGCTGCACGACAGCGTGGCTGCATAAAGAAGGAAGAGAACCATGGGATTCAGGATTCGCAAGAGCATAAGTCTCGGCAAGGGGTTGCGGTTGAACCTCGGCAAAAGCGGAGTAACAAGCGTGACCATGGGCAAGCGTGGCGCGCCGCACGTGACCGTAGGCAAAGGCGGCACACGGTTCGGCACCCCGATAATCCCCGGCACCGGCATCAGCTACGAGACTAGGCTCGACAAGCCGTCAAAGAAGGCGAGAAGAAAGAACACGACGATGGGCAGCCAAAAGGAACCGGCATACACCCCGTCAACGTTCCCAACCCCAACGCAGCAGCTGCCCACCACGTCGGAACAGCCGATGGAGATACTGGCACCGACCGAAGTGCTGCAGCAGCCGCCAGCCACACCGACAACGCCTCCCCGAGACGGAGGGAATGGCGGAAGAAACGGACGACACGGTTCACACGGCGCGAAGAAACCATGGTACAAGCGCTGGTGGGGAATAACTATCATCGTTCTGCTGACCATCGGCGTCATCGGCTACATATTCACACCGTCCAAGGCCATCCCCGACGTCGTGGGCCAGACAGTTTTCGAAGCCAAGATTGCCCTCGAAAAGGAAGGCTTCAAAACCATCACTGTCACGCCCGACACCAAAGGTAAAGACAGGAAATGGAAAGTCGAGGAACAGACGCCCGAAGCAGGGCAAAAGGAGAAGACCTCCACATCTATCACGCTCACAGTGAAGCGAGACACTTCTGACCTGCCGAACATAGCCAAAAAAGGCATGATGCTGGACAAGGCCATCACCGCTCTGACCGATGAAGGGTATGACGCCTCGGACTACAAGATCGAAAGCGACAGCGGCAAATCGGTCATTCTCTATTCGAACTGGGAGATTCTGTCAGCGAACAACGGCGTGATTCGAGTACACAACAAGGCCGCCGACGAAGAGGCGGCCAGAAAGGCGGAGGGAGAAAAGAAGAAAGCGGAGGAAGAAGCAGCTCAGAAGGCCGAGGAAGAGAAGAAAGCCGCCGAGGAACAAGCCAAGCAACAAGCGGAGCAGGAAGCTCAGCAACAGGCCGCCGCCGAGGAAGCCGCACGTCAGGCTCAACAGCAGGCCGAACAGCAGCAAGCACAGCAGCAACAACAGGCCAACACCTACTATCCGAACTGCACCGCCGCAAAGGCAGCAGGTGCGGCACCCCTCTACCGAGGTCAGCCGGGCTATTCGACGAAGCTCGATAGGGACGGAGACGGAGTAGCCTGCGAGAAATAAATTGTCCTGCCGGTGCTGCAACGCCGGCAGGACGGGAAACATCGACCAGCTTGCTTAATTGGAAAGGAGGATGCTTCGCCTCCCCATCATAGCCGATAGGCCTGGCGGAGCTATACCCGAAATGTCAGAAGAACGCGAGTGTGCTGCCGAAGTAGTTTCCGCGCTCCTGCGGGGTAAACTCCAGGGACAGCAGATGGTATTCCGGGTCGTCGGGATCCGGCCCCTCGTCCATGAATCCGAATCGTGTGAACAGGTCCATGCTGGGCTTGTTGCGCGGATCCACCTGGGTGAGCACGAGTGGCGTGCGGTTGAAACGCCAGGCATCGTCACGCAGGCGCACGATAACCGAGGAGAGCAGAGTGTCTCCGAGATGTGTGCCACGCACCTTCAAAGCGGTGGCGATATACGAGATCTGGTAGACGCCCTCATGCTCATCGGTCGTTTCCACGGCTACGCCGTATTCGCAGAAGCCGACCACGTCATCATGCAGGGGAATATCTCCGGATACGACAAGAAGCGTGCGCATGATCCCCTTCGGGGTCTTGCGCACGCTGAGGTCACGTATGTAGCGTTGCGGGTCCATCGCCCATTCGGGGCCTCCAGGTTCACAGCACAGGAACTGCCTGAGGGCCGTCTGATGGTCTCTGGAGCATTCGCGCTCAATGACGAGCTTCAGACCCATCGATGGTTTCCTTCCGGGCCTTTGCCCTGCGTTCCATGTAATGGCGGGCGCTGCGGGTCAGCTTCATCCATTTCTCGTCCACGGCGTTGCGTGGCTTGCCGTCCTCGGGCGGCACGTATGCCGGAATCGGCTTCACGCCGGTATCGGTCATGGTCATGGCCGTCTCCTTTCCGATTTTGGCGTAAAGAGAATATTTTATTAATTTCCCTGTTATCCGTCAAATCTCATTAAAACACATTAATACCAGTTAAAACACGTTAAAACCGAAAACAAGTATGAGCGAGTGAAAAAATCATGGCGAACATCACCAGATACAGGACGGCCAAAGGCGAAAACAGGTATCGAGTCCGCTATCGGAAACCCGACGGCACGCAAACCGACAAGAGGGGCTTCCGCCGCAAGATTGACGCGGAGACGTGGGCTGCGGAACACGTCACCATAGCCAAGGCCACCGGCAGCTACATCGACCCGGAAGGCGGCAAACAACGCATAGGCACGCTGCATGACCAGTGGATTGCCGAAAAGAAGCCGTTTTGGAAGGCGACTTCGGGTTCCAACATGGACAGCGCATGGAAATGCCACTGCGAGGCCAAATGGGCAGAACGGCAGATAGGCAGCATCACACACGCCGAAGTCCAGGCATGGGTCGGAAGCATAATCGATAAGTCCGGCGCACCATCCGTCAGCCGCCCATACCAGATCATGCAGGGCATATGCAGCATGGCTGTGCGGGACAAGCTCATCTCCTCCAACCCGTGCGACGGCATCGAACTGCCGAGACTCCCCAAACGCAAGGATCGCCGCATCTACCTGACCATTACCAGACTGCTGGCACTCGCCAACGAAGCGTCGAACTGCCGGAAGCTGGGAGAGGAGCGCCGGGCGCTCATACTGCTATTGGGCTTCTGCGGGCTGAGATGGGGCGAAGCGGCCGGATTACAAAGACGCGATCTCGACTTCGACGCCGGCATACTGCACGTGCGCCGCAACCTCGTATACGTCAACGCCAAATGGGCCGAGGGCACCCCGAAGAACCACGAACGCCGTGACGTGCCCATGCCCCGCATAGTCATGGACGCGCTCAAACCGATATGCGAGCAACGCGAACACGAGGAGCGCGTGTTCCGTGACGTGCGTGGAGGCCCTATCCGCAAGCAGAGCCTCGCCCGCGAGACGGGATGGTGGACGCACACGCTCACCCGTCTGGGCTGGAAGCGGGACGATTGGCCGGTGCCTCACGACCTGCGTCACACCGCCGCCTCGTTGGCCGTGCATGCGGGCGCGAACGTCAAGGCCCTGCAGAGGATGCTGGGCCACAAGAACGCGAGCATGACGCTGGACGTGTACGCGGATCTGTTCGACAGCGACCTTATGGACGTGGCCCGTCTGCTCGATGCCGCCGTGCAGGTGGAGACGGGCGTGGAAGAATGTGGGCAAAATGTGGGCAAAAACGTTTTGAAGCCCGCCTGA